TTTGAATGGTTAGCACAGCAATTTAGAACATTTAACAATTGGTTTAAGACCAGTTGGAATAACATTATTAAGAAACTATTATTTAAAACAGGACTATAAAAACTATTAATCAAAAATTAATTATATTTGTAATATAAAAATTTTAAGCTATGGCAAGTACAGTATATAATGGAACAAATTTAATTTTAAAGGTCATCGCAGATGGTGGTACTTTAGCAGCAATAGGTCACACGACTTCTTGTACAATTTCTCTAACAAATGATATGGCAGATGCTACAACAAAGGATTCTTCTGGATTCTCTGAAAGCATTGCAGGTTTAATTTCAGGTGAAATATCTTTTGATGGTCTTGTAGATTATACAGATTCAAATGGTGCTACTGAATTAGCTGGATTTTTATTAGGTCGTACCAAGGTGGATTTTAGCTACGGGACAGAAACAAGTGGAGATACTGTTTATACGGGCGAGGGATTCCTTACAGGATTAGAGGTTTCAGGAGAAATGGAATCTGCCGTTAGTTACAGTGGGACTATTCAAGTAACTGGAACTATAACAGCTACAGTTAATTCATAATAAATGAACAAAAAAAGAGGTTATTACACTCTTAATGTTGGAGGTAAAGAAAGAGTACTTCATTTTTCAATGAACTTTTGGGCAAACTTTACAGAGATATTAGATATATCTTTAGAGGAGATTGCCACTGTATTTGAAAAAGGAGTTTCCCTAAAAGCAATTAGAACTTTAATATATTCTGGACTTTTGGCGTATGACCAAGAAAATGGTAATGAAATTGATTACAATGAATATTCTGTTGGAAGTTGGTTAGAGGATATTACGCCAGAAGATTTAGAAAAAATTATTGCCTCTATGATGGAATCAAAAATTCTTGGGAATGAACTTAATGTTGGTTTATCAAGAAAAGGAGATGACACAAAAAAAAAGTAGATAAACTTTCCTGGGAAGATTTAACGGATTTTTATATAGGACAAATTGGTATTATCCCTGATAATTTTTGGAGTAACACTTGGAAAGAAAATATACTTCTTTCTGAAGCGCACTCTATCAAAATGAATTTACAGTGGGAACAAACCAGGTTTTTAGCTACTATGATACATAATGTCAATTGTAGTAAAAAACAACAAATGCTAAAGCCAGAGAACTTATTTCCTTTGCCTCAAGACATTAGAGTTAAAAAGGTAAAATCTACAAAAGAACAATATAAAAAATTCCTTGATAAAGTCAATAATATAAAAAAAGACGAGTAGGGTATTTTTTAGTATTTTTGTACTATGGCAGATAATCAAAAACTTCACGTCGATATAATTGGGGATTCTTCCAAATTAAATCAAGCACTTGGTAGAGCAGAGGGTAGGTTAAAAAAGTTTAGTGGCTCTTTAACTAGAACTGGTAGAGCATTAACAACAAGGCTTACTTTGCCTTTAGCGGCTGTTGGAACTATGGCGGTGAAACAAGCTGCTAATTTTGAAAAATTACAAACTACTTTAAATGTTTTAACTGGTTCAGCTGAAGATGGAGCTAAAGCATTCGAAAGATTAGTTCAGTTTAGTGCTAAAACACCATTTCAACTTGGCGATTTAGTAAAGGTTAATAATACCCTTATGGGGTTTGGTTTAAGTACTGATAAAGCATTTAATAGTTTATCTATGCTTGGTGATGTAGCTGGAATTGTTGGAGGGGACCTACAATCTATTGCAATAGCATTTGGTCAAGCAGCTGCAGAGGGCCGTGTAATGACTAGAGACCTACGTCAATTTATAAATAATGGGGTGCCTATTCTTCAAGTACTCTCCGAAGAAATGGGAGTTGCTGAAGGAGCTATTATGGATATGGCTTCCGAGGGTAAAATAACTTTTGAATTACTTGATAGAGCGTTTAGAAGTGCAACTGCAGAGGGTGGTAAATTTGAAGGTGGAATGGTAACATTAAGTGGAACTCTTAATGGTCTATTCTCAACTTTAAAAGATAATGTAAACATAGCGCTTGCTGAACTTGGACAAGAAATAGCTGATGCTTTAAATTTAAAAGAAGGTATTCCAGCTCTTTCAAAAGGAATAGGAGAAGCGGTTGAATCTTTTAAAAATTTAGATGAAAGTACACAAAAATTAATATTGGCATTAGGTGGTACTGCTGGATTGTTTCCACTAATTGCGGTTTTTGTTGGAACTACTTTGCCTTTATTTATGACTGGTATTACTGCTTTAGCTTCTCCTGTAATTCTTTTAACTGGTGCTGTAGTTGGTTTAACACTTGCATTAAATGAATTGCTTGATGTTGACGTTACAAAACTAATGGGTTCTTTAGGAGGAATAGGTGTTGCAGGTCTTGTTGTTGATAAAAAAATAAAGAAAATGTTGGCGGGTGGTAAAGGTGCTGATTTGCAACCAGGTGTTGCAGGACCGCTTGGCCCAAATCAAGGAAGGCAAAGTTTTTTAGTACAACCAAAAGGAACATTTGGAGGAGATTCAACAACTAAAATTAATGAGACTAAAACAGCCTTTAATGGATTAAGTGAGTCTGCAGCTTCTTTACATCAAACAATATTTGGATTTATAGAATCATCTGCGACAAATATTAATACTAGTTTAAAACCTGCTCTTTCATCATTAAGTCCTATAATTACAGGGACAGATAGAGCTTTTGCTAGTTTAGGTGAATCTGTTAAAGCAAATACAAAAGTAATTGTAGATGGCGCTCAAGTAGCTTCAGTTTTTCTTCAAGGATTTGCCAATTCAATATCAAGCGCTTTTTCAGATAGTGATGATAGTTTTAAAAGTTTTGCAGCCTCTATGTTAGACATTATTGGGAGTTTAATAATACAAATGGGTATGGCGGCTATTGCAGCTTCTGAATTAGCAAAAACTTTTGCAATCCCAGGTGTTGGAGTAGTGGCTGGACTAGCAGCAGTTGCATTAGGAGCTGTTATAAAAGGAATAGCAGGAAATATAAGAAGCGGAAATCTTGAAGGTATGGCTAAAGGTGGTTTAGCTTTTGGTCAAACACCAGTTATGGTTGGAGATTATAGTGGAGTGAGAAGCAATCCAGAAGTTATAGCTCCTTTAAATAAATTAAAAGCAATGATTGGCGGTGGCTCACAAAATGTTTCAGGTGAATTTGTATTAAGAGGACAAGATTTAGTTGTAGCTTTACAAAGAGCTGAAAAAAGTAGAAACAGAATTTTATAATGGCAACATACGGGGTAAAATATGAACTGAAGTTTTCAGATAACAGAGGTCATAAAAGAACTTTAGAAATATTAAAAAAAGATTACGAAGGTGATATTTTGCCTATTGTTGGAACTGGTAGCCCAGTTGTAATAAGATATGAAAATCAAGATGATTTTTACAACCCAATTATAGGCTCAAGTTGTGATATAAATTTAAAAGTAACTGATAATGTAACTTATGATGAGTTTTCAAATTTTAATGAAAGAGAATATAAGGTTAGAGTATTAGCAGGTCAAGAAGATGATACTATAACACTTGATTCACCACTTTGGGAAGTTGCAAATACAAATTGGGAAAACACAGATACTCTTTGGCAAAAAGGAGAAATTTTTGAAGTTTATTGGGAAGGTTTTTTAATATTTGACAATTACATTGAACAATTAATATCAAGCCCTTATGATTTAAAATTAGTAGCAATAGATAATTTAGGAACTCTTGATTCTTATAATTCACCTTATGGAGGAATAGAAACAGAAGATGGAGGAAATATTAAAGTTGCTTCTGGAGAGCAAAATAATTATGACTCTGCATTTTATTATATAAAAGAAATATTAAAGTTTACAGGTTTAGATTTTGATATATATATTCAAAACAATATAAGAGGTAAAATATTCAATACTGTTATTAGACAATCTTTGACAATTTTTCACGATATGTATATTCACGAATTTGGTTTAACTAAAGATTTTGTTAGAAGAAATGCAAAAGAAGTTTTAAAAGAATTACTAATAAACACTAATTCAAGAATATTTCAATCTAATGCATCTTGGTATATTATATCAAATCATAACTATTATGATAGGCGAGTTGCTTATGACCCTAATGTTTTATTAGATGAACTTGAGGGTACTGTATCTGAACAACCAGCATCGGTTCCATCGGTTGCTACAAATGCTGTGACAAGTATAACAAGCTCAAGTGCAACTTTAAATGGTCAAATTCTTGACGATAGAGGTATTAACATTATAAACAGAGGTTTTTATTTTGGTACAAGTTCAATATTTAATCAAAACACGAAGTATTTTTCAACTGACACAACTGATGTTTTTGATTTTGATGTCACAGGTTTGACTGAAAATCAAAGATATTATGTAACAGCTTTTGCAAGTAATAATATTAATGAAGAAGGAGTTGGAGCTTCAAGGTCTTTTATTGCTGAAGATGTAACTACAACAGAAACTCCTGAACCAGAATCTCCAATAGTGGCAACATTAACACCTTTAGCAACACAAGTATTTGATGATAGAATGACTTTAAGAGGTCAAGTA